CGCAGCCCAAAGCTTCCTCGTGATCGAATCCCCATGCCAACGCACAGTTGCCATATCGTGGCCAATCGCGTGCTACTCGTTAGCACCTAACCGCCTTTTACTGATGGCTACAGGACAGTTTTGGTCATGTCAGACATCTCATCGTTTATACTGCGGGGCAGTCAAAGGACGCTCAACGTACGGCTGATTGTAGAGACTGACTCCCACGACTCATCAGAGCTGTCTGCCGCGTCAACACTGGCGCGACTAACACACTGCTTGTTTGGGTCGCCGCAGGAACTGCTTCCTGCGCCTGGGAAAAAACCTCTTCTCCAGCACTATTCGTTTTCGCATCGACACTTCGCGCACCCAGAGCCGCAACATACGATCGCGATCTGGTAATGCGCTGCACTTTCTGCGCCAAACTAACAGTCGAACTCGACGAGCTAGTGGCGAAGATCTTATCGGGCAGACGCACGACGTTAATAGAGTATTGAACGCCAGTGGCTGTCATATCATTTATCGTGTAAAACCGAACCTTCAATGGTTTATCAGGCAAGGCGTTCACACGGTAAGCCCAACAACTAGACCCGAAGTAATTGTTCCCCGACTGTCCAATCTGGGCGTCGCCGTACCAAGTACTCGTATCTTTGACAAATACACCACTATTGTCTATTACATCTACGTGTAGGTCCCCCATCTTGCTCTCGGCATTTGAGGAGTCCCTGTGAATGTCAACTAGAAAATAGCCCGTCGTCCCGGACGGGATGGAAGTGCATGGATAGCCATCCGTACCGGTGCCGGTAGACCACCCAGCGTAATTCAACACTTGGGTATCGTCCGTCACTGGAGGCGAATGCACAAACCACTGCGCGTTTCCTGATGTCATGGTGGTAGAATTCCACGCACGGCGCTGCCGCTCCTCTTCTGTCGCACCCAAAGGAATTGTGGTGAGCGAGGGAACAGCACTTTCAACTTTAGGCGCCATTAGCGTAAGCTTGTATGACACCCACAGTTCGCCGAGATAATATGAGCCGGGGAAACCGACGGTCGCCAAGTTGAACACTGCATGATCATACTTGGCCATATCGTCGGCAACCCCAACCGTGCGAACCAAAAGGTTCCCAAAGACGTTCTTGCTGCGGTCACACTCCATAGGATAGATGTGATCCTCACTAGGCTTTCCTGAGCGTGCTCCGCTCAGGGACAAAAACTCCAGTTTGGAGGCCGGAGCTTTGTCATAGACGTTGGTTTGGAAACCACCCAGGACTGTACCTAGGCCCAAATCAGTCGACGAAGCAATAGCAACGGACGAAGTGGAACGGATATAAAACACAAGACCGTCAATGCGGTACTTCTGGAAATTCGAGGCAACTCCGGACAACCATGGGAAACACTCAGACAAGCCAGGATTGACATGAAACTGAGTGAGCTCCCAATTCTCAGAGCCGGTAACATCGCCAAGAAATTCGCAATGTGAATAAGTAATGCCTACATCCTGGGAAGAATTAACCCGCGGAACGGGCTGGGCTAGAATCGCGTTCGACCGCACGGGTGAATACGCTCCAGCACCTATAAGCTTACGAATTCCATCAGCCACCATGCCCGAGCCAGGCCAAATGGTGTTTGCAATACCGCCAGCGGCACCCAACAGTGGCCCGGCGGCCTTCTTGAAAAACGATCCAACATCCTGAAAGAAACCTCCTTTTCCACGGAGCGACATCCCACCAGGGTAATAAGCACCTTGTCCCCGAACTCGGCGCACGCCGCGCTTCGGATTCCGGCCTTTTGTAACTTTGATCGTAACTTTCTTAGGCATACGGTTTATAAAACACGAAAAATATGTTTCATGACTGCCAGGTAACGTAGGCGTTCCAGGCGTCAGCCCACACGGCTGGGCAACGCGATTGCACCGCCGACAAGTCCAAATAATGAAGTGGGCCAACGAAGGACGCTTCCAACGCCAACTGGGTGTCACGTGGAATGGAATAAATAGCAGACATAGCAGCACGTGTGCTCGAGAGTACACGGGACGGTCGAAACACCAAGCCTTTCTCCAGCTTGGAAGCGGTCCAGCCCTTATCCTCATCGAACCTCCGGGACAACTTGTGCCCAGACTCACGGCAACATCTGACGATCCAATCAGCAAACGGGCCCAATATAGGGCAATCAGGGAACTCGGCCTTGAGTGAGAGAGCCTTGGTGAAGAGCAAAGACCACCTCACACGCTGCGAGGTGCAGTTGCTGGACGTCCATCCAAACTTTACCAACTTTTCAATCGGATCAGCAATTTGGACTAGATCATCACCAAATTTCATCTTACAGAAGCCGGCATCACTGATGCTGTCAAACAAATCGATCTTCGCGGCGAATCCCAATTCGGCGAACTCCTCGACTGTGGGAGGCGACCCACCCAAGACAAACAGGCCATCATCGCCCTCAACAACGCCGACGGGGTCATATCCATGTCGTCCACAGACAAACCGCACCATCAGCAAGTTAATGAGCGCATTGCAAAAACTCGTATTCAGGTCTCCAGAGCAACGCCCGTGATGCACTGTCCCCACCCATTTGCCATAATCCAGCACACGGGGGGCGGCACACGAACGAGCGAAATACTCACACTCAGCAGGGGCCAAATGCCCCGCGAGATGATTAACCAAAAAAGATTCGATGCCCACAGCATATTCACGCAATACGCCTGACTCGAATGCGGAAAAATCCAACCCCAGAAATAATCCAGCGTGAAGTCTCTCGAACAACTCACGCGAACGCAGGTGGGTCGGAATTCCCTTGAGCAAATACCGAGCGAAATACCGATAAAAAGCATGTTCCACACTCTTCATAGTGGGCCCAAGGAATGTCTTTTCCTCCACCGTGCAAGCGTTGATGCAGCGATGGTACTTATAACCGGTGTACCGCTCAGTCTTAGTAAAACTCTTCTTAGCACCGGGCCGTTTAGGGGGACACCCACCAAGCTTCTCAAACTCGACTTGGAGGCGTCTCTCAGCGGCCATGGAATAATGGCTGTCATCTAACCATTCCCGACGCGACATTAGTTTAGACAGCGGAGGCATTTTCAGGATTTCGGCTTGCGCATAGCGCACGAACTCCCCCACACGTTGCGGGTTCGAGTCAGTGCGCCGGCACAGCCGGGCCTTTAAGCCAGACTGCTGCGAATCAACGTCGCGAGTGTCGGGGGCAGGTAATACGTAGCCACGAACACAGCAACCCAAGTCAAAATACACGACACGACGATCATTACAGGTTTCATCGCGGATGCGTATCGAATAAGGCTGCTGAGTAGGGTAAGGTGCCATGGATTGTTCACTTGTGCGGTAGCCATACTGGATGTAACGCCCCGACTGGGGCCTCGGACGTTTCCCTGCTGGAAAGTTCCGAGCGCCGCACGCCGATCAAGTACGTAATTCACCGACTCACGATTACAGTTCAACGTGTCAACTACAGACCCATCCTCAAGCCGATACCGGCCAGCGGGTTGTATCACGTCTTTCGAGAACCGAAGCTGGTTAATAACGTCTTCGACACAATAGTCACCGCCTTTGATCACCGTCTCAGCAACAGCTACGGCAGATCCAGAGACGACGGCATTGTACGACGTTGTGTTCTTGATCCCGAGCCAGGACTCAAAGAACCAACGAGACGGCGTCTCCGTCACCTGCATCACGCGGACATTCGCGACGGTGCGGGTGGTGGGGACCTTCTCCTGATCATTATACTTCCAATCCGGAACCTCCAACCGGGCGCCGACAGAACGGACGCGCTTGCCTGGTGTGTGTACATGTCTCAACCAACACAACCAACCAGGACAATCTGGCGCATCATACGTATCGGGGTCCAAGAGATTAAATGGCAAGTTAATTCTCGGCTGATAGCGGCAATCAATAGGCGCGGTAAAATCTCCGACCGGCTCATCCACTTTCGGCGGATTGATCGGGGGCGCAGGTTGGCCGGCAACAGCAACAGGAGGCGGAGGGGCAATGCCAACAACACGGTTGGCAGGCGAAGCCACAGGGGCCCCATCAGCTTCTGGATACAATGCATCAATGCGACGCTCCATGTCTGCCAACCAATCATCATTGTCAGCCTTGGCAAGGTGCTCACGAACGGCCTTCGACCATTCAGCATCATAATCATCAGCATTTGGAGCAGCTACCACTGGTTTGACCGGCGTATTAGATACCGCCGATGGGATCAGAACATCCGAGAGACTAGGAACTTTCGGAGCGATCAACGCAAGTGAAGCCGAATCGACAACAGCAGCTGTAACAAGCGGGCGCGGTTCGAATGGCTCCGACAACCAATTCTTGGTGTCAGCGTGCCACTCCAACTTGGCGAGAAACTTGTAATAGTTGACGTCTCGAAGCTTTCCCGTGTGGGTGTCCCACAACTTGAGATAGTAATCACGCTCAATAACTCCCTTCTTCGACGACAAGGGATGAGCAGGGTCGCAAAAGAATTTCGCACGAGCATACGGCGGACATCTCTTAAGCAACCGCAAGAACACACCACCTGGCGTCACAGGTTTCTGTGCAGACAAAAGTTGAAGTATGTGCATAAACAGTCCGTCAACGACTGGTTTCTGCAGCATTGAAGGCGGCAAATCTTCGCCGCACCACTCTTTAACAACTACAGCCGGATCAATTCCTGAGAGGTGCATGAAACACTCAATAACACCGCACATAACTGGCTCCGGATTAGTGGCCTTACAAATCAACGCTCTCGCCAGCTTCTTCTCTGGCCAAGACACAAAGTCCTTGAATTTATTCATGAACTTCTGATAGTCCTTCGACTCCAACACCAATTTGTTCTTCTCAAAAAACTCGGTGATTGGGTCGACACGGCGCTTCAGAATTCGCTTAGCCGTCACCAACTTGCGAACACAAGAAGGGGCAGCCGCAGCTGGGGGTGCAACCACCGGCTTTGCAGCCTCGAACGTGGTGCACGGAATAGACTCGTAACAACGAGGACTTGTCGGTGAAGTGACATCTGGGGTCTGCGCCGAAAATGGCACCTCGCCGCACGACGTCATATTCACGGACTGTTTCAACTCGACTACCGGCGTACTCGATTTCCCCACGGGCAAACCGGGTGAAACGCCAAGTCGGCACAGGTTCTTCGCTTCTTTCGCACTGCATTCCCTCTGCTCCAAACTCGGCAGATCCACGTGATTCATCCTCACGGGAATGGGCGCAGACACGGTGCGAAATGGGTCCTCCGGATCCTCTCGAATCTCGCGCGCGAGATTGAACAGACGAACATCTTCCAACATCTTCACGTTGCGGAGAGCCTGCTCGAGAGTAACCGGATTGGAACGCAGCAACGGGCGACCCACAACCTTGGAGTTCGTACTTCTCGTCGTCTCCTTCGGCTTGGGAATCTGCCCCGCTTGCTGGGTTACAGGGCGAACCCGGTCGTTTAAATTTGCCGGGCGTGCAACAGCACTGTTCCACACTTTATCGCTACGAGGGGAATCACTCGCGGGCTTAGAATTAACTGAGCTCATGGCGCTGGTTTTAAAAACAC